TATTCTGATGCCGCACTTCCTGCTTTGGCTGGTTATTTCAATACTTTTACGAAAAACAGGATTGTCCATGTTACACCCCTTCTTGCACAAACTGGGGTTCTGAGTTTGCTCCGTCGTTCTCATGCTGCTTGGAGCGGGGCTTTGGAGTTTATCGTTGAATTTTTGGAAGATCATGGAGCATTGGAGATTAGATATGATCCAATTGTCAGGAGTAATGCCGTATTTCAATTTTCTGAGACTGATGCTGCTCCTACAGCTGGTTATACGTTGTTTGCAAATGCGTCCGTGAATAGGATTTTCCGATTCAAGGTTCCATTTGTGTCAATATATGACTATGTAGTGAGCACAATTTCTGATTATACAGCAGCTCTCGATCTTGGGAGTGAAACTGGTGCTTTGTTTTTCCAAGGCAAGGCCCAGTTTAAGTTGTATGTGAAGGCTGCTGATGATTTTAAAGTTTTGTTCTACAACTCTTTCCAAGGTTGGACTAAAAATGCTGATCCTTTTGATGCAGTGGCAACACATGCTCTCCAACCCATCAATGACAAATCCACATGGCATCACGCCAAACCAGAGAGTGGTTGGGCTGATAAATTGGGTATTGATTCAACTGGGATCAATGAAACAATTTCTGAGGTTCGTGACTTGGTTACATCGCTGCGACCGCTAGTCCATCTGGGGACTAACATCATGGATACTGTTATGTCATTGTTGGAGGGCCCTGGGAAAATCTTTGCAGCTGCATTCAATGTAGCTACTATGGGATTAGAGGGCCTAAAGACAATTGTACTTAACTTGCACACATTCATTTCCACATTCCTTGAGGTTGTAACACCATCGTATATATGGTCTTTCCTGAAGTCTTCCGTTGCTGAGTCTTTTACATCAACTGAGTTGCTGGTGCTGTATGGGACAGTTGTGGTGGCGGGTGCTTGTGCACTTGATATCACAAATCCATCTTTTATAGTGCTAGCACTTGTCACTTTTGGTCTAGCAACCCCATCACTGATAAATATTACCACACAAATTTCTGAGACTCTACTCTCAGAGGTGGCCGCCCCAGCTGTC